GGTCCGCTGATCGCGCCGCCTGTTGCATAGGATTGAATCTGTCCGCCCTGTGCATATCCACTCACTGAACCGCCAACGCTATAAGTTGAAACCGGAATGTGTATCGATTGTCTATTACCCCAGTTGACAAAGTCTGTTACGGCTGAATAAGCATTATTCATATCAGCCCAAACCGTCTGATAAACAGGCGGTGCATTGTTTATACTATCTTGAAATTCTACTGCGCTTCGTCTACCCTCGTCTGTGTTTGCATCTAATGGTACATCTACCTCTTGGCTTTCTATATCACTGATAAATACATCAGCTTCTTTTTCAGCGAAATCAGTGTCAAGCCGTACCCGGCTTTCTATTTTATATGAACTTATATATTTTTGCCATTGCTTAAAATTAGACTCAGCTATGTTTGTGTCAAGTTCCAGCTTTGGCTTAACAGGGGTTGCTTCAACCTTCTTTTTTACATTGCCGTATTGTTTTTGAATCTTCTCAAGTGAAGCAGGATCAAGTTCGATCTTAAAGTCTATCTCTTTCTCGGAATCTTCTGATACCTTCTTGACCTCTTCGCCCAACTCTTTTACATTCTCTTTAGTCTTTTCTGCACCTTCAGCCATTTGCGCGTATGGGTCGCCGAGGGCTTTTTGTCTTGATGCTTGTTCTAATATGCCGGCATTTACGTCTTGCAGTTGATCGAGAGAACCGGTTAATTTCTTTACAAGCTCATCAGTGCCAGAATAATCGCCGAGCTTATCAATTAGTGCTGTAGTAGATGCGATTATCTTCCGATTAGCTTCGTACATATTCTTTAACTCTTGTACTGACTTTCCGGAAACATCGCTTGTTTCTTGCAGAGCTGTGTTCATCTCTCTAACTGCTTCTGCTGCTTGAGAACTTCCACCGGCGAATACTCCAGCGGCTTTTGCTATTTCATTCCATCCAGTGATTACCAAGCCAATAGTATCCGCTAATGCAATAAACCCATCTGCTAGAAATCCTATAGCCTCTTGGAACTGCTTAATATCCTCTTCTGATAGCGAATCCAACCACTCGCTTGTTCTCGTAACAAGATCATTCATAGCAGGGAGAAGAGCATCGCCGATCTTGACTTTTAAATCTTCTGTCTGTGCTCCGAGTTTCTGCATTTTCTCAGCGGAAGATAACTCAGCATCTCCGAGGCGTTCTACATCATCGGCGGCATTCTTCATTACTTCGCCCATAACGGCTAAAATCTTCTCTTGACCGGTCAATTCTTTGGTTGTTTTGCCAATAGATGCAGCATATGTTTCATAGGCTTCACCGGCTTTTACCGTGATACCAAGGTTGTCTAGTATCTCTGTTGAACCTCTTGCTATACCAGTGGATAAATCTTTAAACGCTGTAGCCGTGTCAGTACCCATTTGTTTAGCTTTTACACGGGCAATCTCCATTAACCCTGCGAGGCTTTCAAGCGGCACACCCAAAGAAAGAGCTGCAGCGGCAGATTGTTTGATCTCATGGTCTGGGATAAGTCCTTTTGAGGCTTCTTTGATTTTGGCGAACTCTTCTTCTGCGTCAGCTCCCATGCTTTTAACGATGTCTTCAAATGCGATACCTGCCTGTTCGGCATCTGCTGCCAGCTTTGCGAATTCAACAGCTTTAACTGCAATACCCATAGCCGCCAGTGCTGTACCGACAGTCGCTAAAGTCTTGCCGAGTTTAGACATACCACTGTTTAGCTTCTCAACTCCAGTGCTGCCTTTGCCTATCTTCTCAGTACCTTTGTTAAGATCGACTATCTGCTTATTGACACTCTTAATACCTTTTACGGCCTCATCCACATCAGATGATATTTTGATAATCATTTCATTGTTAGACGGCATCTACTAAATCCTCCCTAATCTTGCATTGATAGATTTTAATTCTGCATCTGTCATTTTGCGCTTCTTCTTTTTACCATCAGGTGACTTCTTATCATCGTTACCAACAAACTTCACCCAGTCTTTTTGATCCGCTTTTGATATTCTATGCGCAAATGCACTAAGCTTTAATTGTTCTTTGTTAAACATCTCATACTCTTCTTTAGCAGCCATAAAATAGCTGTGTCCGTAAGATAGTGATTCAGGGTGTCCGGCGCGTATCATAGTCATTAATAGCGCCGTCATTGCTTTTTTTCTGCAACCTTATCACGGGGCTTTCGAGCTTCGAGTGTTGCGCGTAACGATAAGAGTATATCCTCCGACATAGCAAGAAGCTCTTTATCTTTAAGCCCGAACTCTTTTATCATATTCTCTTTATCTTCTGCTGTGATCTTTGTTTTGGGGAATGTGAACTTTAGTATTTCGCTATAGAGTTTGCCTTTGACGTATGGGCTGAACCCGGCAGGATCAATGCCTGGCATTGAGTCAAGTATAGCGCCGTCAACAGTATCAGCGCCTCCGTCAAGAGAATTTAAAACATAACCAAAAGATAGTTCATTGGCTGTATAAATCTTACCGTCAATATCAACTTTAAACGATCTTCTGGGTATTTTTAACATGATGTGCCTTTGTGGAGATATTATAGCATAAGGTAATTAGTTGAATTTATTAAGCTTACTTTAGTATTACAATAGTTATACTTCTGTTATATCAAATAAAGGTTTACAAATGAAAAAGATTATTACAGCGGCTCTAATTACAGTAGCCATGGCGACAAGCGCTATTGCAGGAAAAACAGGTGTTAATGAGGCTTATAAAACGTGTGCAGTTTTTGACAAGTCAGGTTTATTAACGGCACCGTGTGAGGTTAAGACTGTGTTTATGGGCAAAAAATCAATAGACATAACGGTTAAGCCAGGTTCAGATTATAAAACTATGTGTGGAGCTGTATTAGGAATAGCTGATAAATTCGGTGGTCTAACTTCTGGATGGTCTGTAAATGTATTTACTCCATATAGTAAAAGAACAGTATATTTTTGTAAGGCTAAGTAATGGATGTTTTAATAAAAGTTGATGAACGAACCAGAAGTATTTTAAAGCAACTAGCAAAAAGAGATGGACGAACGCTAAAGGGCTTTTTGAGAGTTGTATCAGAAGAGTTATTAAGGAGTCGGAAATGAAAAATATAGTTATATTAGAGAATGGCAACTAGTTTGTAAAGCTCAGTGATATTATTAAATATAGTGGAAACACTGCTGGACAAATTAAAAGAGTGATAAAAGAAGAGATGGAAACGCTCTTAAGTTTCGGTTTAGTTTATCTGCATCCGTTGCAGGAACACTTAAATTATTCTGAAATGAAATTCAACGAACAATCAGCCGCTTACTTAATGACGTTAATGCAAAATACCACTAGAGTTTAAGTAGTAAGGGGATAATCCCCTCACTCTAAGCAGTTCTAAATTTATCGCCACCATACACATTCAAAGTCTGAGACTTAGAACTATCGGAAATGTCAGTATTCGCTAACACAGTTGCCTGCATTGGAATCGTAATAAAATCTTCCGCATTAACCATACTGAATGAACCAGACAGCTTCAAACTTACTTTCTCGAACACATAAAGATATGTTTGCCCTTCTACAGCACACATCTTAACAGTCAATCGACCTGTTGCAGCAGTTGATTTAAACGCCGCGATATGGAAGTCTGTATGAGCATCATTATCGAACGTAACAAATACATCAGAAGCCGCTGTAATAGCCCCGCCGTCAATCGCTACAAAGATACCCAAATCATAGTCAATATTATAATCGACACCTTCGGTATATTCTGCGCCTGTTTGTCCGGCTGTATCCCAGCATGACACTGAGTTTATTGTAATTACACGAGAAGATAAATCATAGTATGTGCCCAATTCTGCCACTGTAATCTGATCTTCTGTAGCAAGTGCCGCACTTACTGGAGTCTCTGTTAAGATACCGCGAAAAGCGCGCGCTAACATCTTGGGACTGATTTCTGGTGAAACAATATCCATAAGAATCTCAGTACTTGAAAGTGCTACTTTGTCAGACAACCCGACTGAACCACATGATCGACTGATATGTTTAATATCTTCGTCTGTAATGTTGAGCGCAATTTCGTCAGCTGCTCCGAAATCTTCCATTGGGTCAAACACCCCTCCGCCTATATATGGTTCCCACTTAAGAGATGCACCATATAATGAAACGTAATCGGATGAACTAGCCATTTAAGCCCCTTTCTTTGTTAGTGCAGGAGCTTTCGCAACCTGCTTATTATTGCCCTTGAACTTCATATCAATGATCTTCAAGTTTGCCTCTTTGGCGATTGCCTTAACATCCTCTTCATATTGATAAAGAGGATGCGGCACATACCAAATCTTATTAAGCTTTTTCATAGCTTAATCCAGTGTTATGTCGCCGACTGCGATAACTCCGGCAGTGTCTTTGATGCTTGTAACTACCTGATCCCAGTTCGTACCGGTTGCAAGCTCTGCATCTGTTGGAGATTTACCGCCATTTGCTTCATCCCAAGTATATCCCTTAAGACTAACGCCGAATGTATAATCAACCTGTAGAGTTGTTTCAATACGAAGCAATCCGTTTGTAGTCTCGATATTAGAGATAATGTCATTACTATCAAAGATCGTTGCCGCGCCTGCTACAAGTCCAAGAACCTTATTGAGATCCGGCGCACCTGCTGCCTGTAGTGCCGGTGCATCTGTCACAATAACAGCTTTACCAAGGATGTCTACAATCGTTACTGCACCATAGTTGAACAGTGTTGCTGTGTTGGTGAGGTTTTGACCGATCAGTTTATGATATGTCATACCGTCCATTACATTTGCAACAATCGCTGCACTTCTATCGCCAAACTTAGCATGAGCACCGTTAAGTGCTCCGTAGTTGATACCACCAGTTGCAGATACATCATTAGTAACATCTGCGTTGTTCTCAATAGCTGCAACCAGTGAAGCAATAGCCGTGTTTAGTTGATCTTGCATCAATGCTTCTGCAAAGTTACGTGATGCAACCTCGATACCTTCTGCTGTCGGTTTCTGTAACCACGTCATCTGCCCAGGTTCAAAAAGAATAGGTCCGAATCCACCGGCAACTTTAACACTTGACTCTTTTAGTTGTGTAAGGTCTGTAAGCGTTGCGGCTCCGTTCGCTGCATAACGATCCACACGTCTTTGTGCTGCATGAATAGACTGATAGAACGATTCTTGAAGAAAATCACCTGTCCAACCCTCTGTAGTTAATCTGATCGCTCCAGCTGAAGCAGCGTTAAATTTTTCGACTTCTTGCGCCAGTGTTTCGATTGTAGCCGGCATGATAAAATCATTAAAGACCTGCATTTGTGTAAGTGCCATTATGACCCCTTTTTATAGTTTATATTTAGCAGCGATTGCCGCTTGTCTCTCTTGTCTGGTTCCGCCCATATTTCCGCGCGAAGTATTGCCACTTGTTGCACCTCCTGTACCGGAACCGCCGCCATTACCAACGGGCTTCATCAAATGCGGTCTGCTTTCCAAGAATGACTTAACACCCTCGTCAAGCGCCACATGAATGCCGTTATCGTTAAATCGCATCTGCCCGTCTTCATCATAAACGATAGAAGATCGGATAAAGTTCCCTACAATCTCTCGGTCTATCAACTCGTACTTTCCCAGCTCTCTTTCAAGTGCGTTGTCGGTTGTAAGCTTCAAGCCTTTGGCCTTCTCCGCATCTCGTTCACCTTCGATAAGACCGATCTTGTCTGTCAGAGCCTTGATCTGTTCGGCGGTGCTATCATCTGCACCTTTGCCGCCTGTCTTAGTCCCTTTTAGACTTTCTTTTAGAGCATCAAGATCATCTCTCAACTCATTGTTTTTTAATCTACGTTTTGCGGACTCATCGCGCGCATCCGTAATCTTTGAACTCATAGT